ACGTGCCGCGCGCGCCGTGGAAACCGGTGCGGGGGCGCATCATGTCGACCTACGGCAGTCTCGGAGAAACCGGCCCGCTTGGCATCGTGGCGCTGTCCAAGGGATCGAAAGACGGCCTCGAGGTGGGGCACGTTTTGGCGATTCACCGCAGCCAAAGCACGCTCGCCTACGGAACGCGCATGGCACCCCTCTATGGAACAACGGGATTCGCCCTGAACGACTCGCCGCGGGCCTATTACAGCGAAGAAATCACGCCGCGCGACGCGCCGCTCTACCAGCGCGGCCGGCGCATCACCGAGGAGGACGCCGCCAAGTTGCCCGACGAGCGCTTCGGCCTGGTGATGGTGTTTCGCACATTCGACCGCGCCGCATTCGGGCTCGTGATGCAGGCCTCACGCCCGGTTGCGATCAACGACCTCGTCACCAACCCCTGATCCCGCTCGGCGCCGCGCCGGCGCGGCGGGCGGCAGCCTTGCGTCCGCCACATGCCGCTCGACCCGGAACTCGCCTCCTGGCTCAAGCTGAGCCTCACGCCCGGCCTGGGCGGCGCGACGCTGCGCCAACTGCTTGCCGCCTTCGGTGACCCTCAGCGCATACTTGCTGCGAGCCGTAGCGCGCTCGCGCAGCACGTGGCCGATGCCACCGCTGCCGCGATCCTGCAGGGCGGCGCCGAAGAGTCCGTAGCCGCTGTCGGCGCCTGGCTCGAGGACCCAGCGAATGGCGTCCTCACGCTGGCCGACGACCATTACCCGCCACGGCTCCTGCAAATCGCCGACCCGCCGGCGTTGCTCTACGTCAAAGGTCGCGCCGAACTGCTGTCGCGGCCGTCGCTAGCCGTTGTCGGCAGCCGCAACGCGACCGCGCAGGGCATGGCCAACGCCGAGGCCTTCGCTAGAACGCTCTCCGATGCCGGACTGACCGTCGTGAGCGGCCTCGCGCTCGGTGCCGACGCCGCGGCGCATCGCGGCGGGCTGGCCGGCGCCTCCAGCAGCGTGGCGGTCCTGGGCACCGGCGTCGACATCGTCTATCCCGCCCGCAACCGTGCGCTGGCGCACCAACTGGCGCAGAACGGCGCCCTCGTTTCCGAGTTTCCGCTTGGCACGCGCGCGCTGGCCGGGAATTTCCCTCGCCGCAACCGCCTCATCAGCGGCCTTGCGCTCGGCTGCCTGGTGGTGGAAGCCGCGGCGGACAGCGGCTCGCTCATCACGGCGCGTCTCGCGGCCGAGCAGGGCAGAGAAGTGTTCGCCGTTCCCGGTTCGATCCACTCACCGCTCGCCAAGGGCTGCCACGCGCTGATCAAGCAAGGTGCGAAGCTCGTGGAAAGTGCCCGCGACATCCTGGAAGAGCTGCAGATGCCCGCGCCGGCGCCGGCCGCGCCCGCTCGCGCTGCCGCGGCCGACGCGCGCACGCGCCGCCTGCTCGATGCGCTCGGCTACGACCCCTGCGATCCGGACACGCTTGCAGCGCGCTGCGGCCTGCCGCCGGCAGAGCTCGCAGCCCTGCTCACGCAGCTCGAGCTCGATGGGCAGATCGCATCGCTGCCGGGCGGCCTGATCCAGCGCGTGCAGCGCTAGTGCCGTTCCAACTTGATTTTCCTGGCATCGATAACTCGACTGCCCGCGATAATCGGTTCCAGCACAACCGACCGGATGAGTCACCAATAGTTGGAACGGCACCAGTGTTCGCCCTTGCGGCAAGCACGCCGCGCTTGCCTAGACAAATCATTGTACTTATCATCTTGCGCTATTTTTGCCCGCACACGGGTCCAGCGTACGGATGAGCAAGCTACTGATCATCACGGAGAAGCCTTCGGTCGCCAACGACATCGCGCGCGCAATCGGCGGCTTTACGCGTCATGGCGACTACTACGAAGACGGCGGTTACGTGCTCTCCTCGGCGGTCGGCCACCTGCTCGAGCTCACCGTCCCGAAGGAACACGAGGTCAAGCGCGGCAAATGGTCGTTCGCGCACCTGCCGGTGATCCCTCCGCGCTTCGAGCTCGCGCCGATCGAGAGGAACGAGAGCCGGCTCAACCTGCTGCTGCGGCTGATCAAGCGCAAGGACGTCACCGGCCTCATCAACGCCTGCGACGCCGGCCGCGAGGGCGAGCTCATCTTCCGTTACATCGTGCAGCACGCGGGGGCGAAGAAGCCGATCCAGCGCCTGTGGCTGCAGTCGATGACGCCCGCGGCGATTCGCGAGGGCTTTGAGGCGCTGCGCCCCGACCGCGAACTGCTGCCGCTTGCCGACGCCGCGAAGTGCCGCTCCGAGGCAGACTGGCTGGTCGGCATCAACGGCACACGGGCGATGACCGCCTTCAATTCGAAGGAGGGCGGTTTCTACCTCACCACGGTCGGCCGCGTGCAGACCCCGACGCTCGCCATCCTGGTCGAGCGCGAGGAGGCCATTCGGGCCTTCAAGCCGCGCGATTACTGGGAGGTGCATGCGCGGTTCGGAGCCAAGGCGGGCGAGTATCCCGGGCGCTGGTTCGATCCCGGCTTCAAGAAGGATGAGGAGGCCGAGCGCAAGGCCGAGCGGCTGTGGAACGCCGCCGATGCCGAAGCGATCGCGGCTGCATGCCGCGGTCAGTCCGGAACCGTCAGCGACGAAACCCGGCCCGCCACGCAGCTTTCACCCCTGCTGTTCGATCTCACCAGCCTGCAACGCGAGGCGAACGGGCGCTTCGGCTTCTCGGCCAAGACCACGCTGGCGCTGGCGCAGGCGCTTTACGAGCGACACAAGGTCCTGACCTACCCGCGCACCGATTCGCGCGCGCTGCCCGAGGACTACCTCGGCACGGTGAAAAAGGCCATGCAGCTGCTCACCGGCGCCCGCGAGTACGCGCCGTTTGCCAAGAGCGTCCTCAAGAACAACTGGGTGCGGCCAAACAAGCGCGTGTTCGACAACGCCAAAGTGAGCGATCACTTCGCGATCATCCCCACGCTGCAGCTGCCGACACACCTCAACGAGGCCGAGCACAAGCTCTACGACCTGGTGGTGCGGCGCTTCCTCGCGGTGTTCCATCCCGCGGCAGAGTACCTGCAGACTACACGCGTCACCCAGGTCGGCGAGCACCAGTTCAAGACGGATGGCCGCATCCTGCAGATCCCGGGCTGGCTCGCAGTATACGGGCGCTCCGCGCAGGAGGAGTCCCAGAACCTGCCGGCCGTCGCTGCCGGCGAAAACGTTACCGTCCTCGAAGTGAACGCCCTCGCAAACCAGACCAAGCCGCCGGCGCGCTATACCGAAGCCACGCTGCTTTCCGCCATGGAGGGCGCCGGCAAGCTGGTCGAGGACGATGAGTTGCGCGCCGCGATGGAAGCCAAGGGACTCGGCACGCCCGCCACCCGCGCCGCCGTCATCGAAGGGCTGATCCAGGAGCGGTACGTGCAGCGCGAAGGGCGGGAGCTGAAGCCGACCTGGAAGGCGTTCAGGCTGCTGCTCGCGCTCCACCTCTTCGCTGTCACCGAGATCACCTCGCCCGAGCTGACCGGGGACTGGGAATACCAGCTCAAGCTGATGGAAACAGGCAAGCTCCAGCGCGATGTATTCATGGACCACATCGAGCAGGTGACCCGCGACCTGGTCGAGCGCATCAAGAACGGGGACATCCCCGAGGAAGCCTACACCACCGTGGAGGCGCCCTGTCCCAAGTGCGGCGGCGTGGTGCAGGAGAATTACCGCAAATTTCAATGCCAGAACTGCGATTTCTCGCTGTGGGTCGTGCTGTCGGGCCGGGAGTGGGCCCCGGAAGAAGTGGCGGAACTCATCACCCAGCGCTTCATCGGGCCGCTCAGCGGTTTCCGCAGCCGCGCCGGCAAGCCGTTCTCGGCAGGCCTGCGCCTGACCGACGAGTTCAAGCTCGAATTCGACTTCGGGCAGGCCCGCCCCGGAGAAGAGGAGGCCGCCCCTGACTTCAGTGGACAGGAAAGCGTCGGCGCCTGCCCCAAATGCAAATCGCGCGTGTTCGAGCACGGTGTGGCATATGTATGCGAGAAGGCGGTCGGCCCCGACCGCAGTTGCGATTTCCGCTCCGGGAAAATGATCCTGCAGCAACCGGTCGAGCGTGCGCAGATGCAAAAGCTCCTTGCCACCGGGCGCACCGACCTCTTCACGCGCTTCATTTCCAGAAAGGGGCGGCCGTTCAAGGCCTACCTGGTCAAGACGCCCGAGGGCAGGGTCGGCTTCGAATTCGAGGCGCGCAAGCCGCGCAAGCCGAAAGCGGAGGAGCCTGCGGCCCCGGCGCCGGTCAGTGCGCCACCGAAAGAGAAAGTGCGCGGCGCTTCCGCCAAGCCCGCGGCCACGCAGCGTGCCCAGGCCGTCAAAGCCACCCCCAAACCCGCCAGGACGGCCGCCATCAAGGCGCCGGCGAGAGCCAAACGCAAATAATCGCGGCGATACGCCGCGTTTATTTAGATGTCGAGGTTGCGCACGCCGAGTGCGTTCGCCTCGATGAACTGGCGGCGCGGCTCGACCTGGTCGCCCATCAGCGTCGAGAAGATTTCCTCGGCGCTGATCGCGTCCTCGATCTGGGCCTTGAGCAGCCGGCGCGTCTTGGGATCCATGGTGGTCTCCCACAACTGCTCCGGGTTCATTTCGCCCAATCCCTTGTAACGCTGGACACTCACCTCGCGCTTTACCTCGCCCAGCAGCCACTCGATCGCCTCGCGGAACTCCCGCACCGGCTGCTGCTTGTCGCCGCGCTTGACGTAGGCGCCCTCGCCGAGCAGATCCTGCAACACCTGCGCCGTGCGCTTGATCTGGCCGTAGTCGCCGCTCTGCACGAAGTCCGCGTCTATGTAGCACTGGCGCACGATGCCGTGCTGCGTGCGGCTCACCGCGAGCACGTTACGCTCGGTCTTGTCGTCGTATTTGGCCTCCACCTTCATCCCTCGCGGCGCGAGCACCGCGGCGAGCGCCTTGGCGCTCTTCTGCGCCGCCTTGTCATCGGAGAGATCGAGTTGAACCGGCTGGCGCAGAAGAGCGTGCAGCACCTCCTCGTCGATCAGCCTGCTCACGCGCTCGATCACCGCCTCCGCCAGCAGGTAATCCTTGGCGACCTGCTCCAGCGCCTCTTTTTTGACCGGCTGGGCATTGGCCGAGGTGTAGAGCTCCGCCTCCGTCAGCGCCAGCCGCAGCAACATCTGCTTCAGCTCGTGCTCGTCCTTCAGGTAACGCTCGCTCTTGCCGTGCTTCACCTTGTAGAGCGGCGGCTGCGCAATGTAAATGTGGCCGCGCTCGATCAGCTCCGGCATCTGCCGGTAGAAGAAAGTCAGCAGCAGGGTGCGGATATGCGAGCCGTCGACGTCTGCGTCCGTCATGATGATGATGCGGTGATAGCGCAGCTTCTCCGGCGCATACTCCTCCTTGCCGATGCCGGTGCCGAGCACGCTGATCAACGTGATGATCTCCTGCGAAGACAGCAGCTTGTCGAGCCGGGCCTTCTCGACGTTGAGAATCTTGCCCTTCAACGGCAGGATCGCCTGGAACTTGCGATCACGCCCCTGCTTCGCCGAGCCGCCCGCGGAGTCACCTTCCACGATGTAGAGCTCCGACTGGGCGGGGTCGCGCTCCTGGCAGTCGGCGAGCTTGCCCGACAGGCCGAACGAGTCGAGCACGCCCTTCCTGCGCGTGAGCTCCCGCGCCTTGCGCGCCGCCTCGCGCGCGCGCGCCGCGTCCACGATCTTGCTGCAGATGATGCGCGAGTCGTTTGGCTTCTCGAGCAGGAATTCGGTCAGCTTCTGGGCGACGATCTCCTCGACCACCGGCCGCACCTCGGAGGAGACCAGCTTGTCCTTGGTCTGGGAGGAGAACTTCGGCTCCGGCACCTTCACCGACAGCACCGCCGTCAGCCCTTCCTTCATGTCGTCGCCGTTGGGCTCCACCTTCGCCTTCTCGGCGAGCTTGTTGTTCACGATGTACTGATTCAGCGTGCGCGTCATCGCGGCGCGCAGCCCCGTCAGGTGCGTGCCCCCGTCGCGTTGCGGGATGTTATTGGTGAAACATAGCACCGCCTCCTGATAGGAGTCGTTCCACTGCATCGCCACTTCGACGACGATGCCGTCTTTCTCGGCCTTCGAATAGAAGATGTTCGGGTGCAGCACGTTCTTGCTGCGGTTGATATACTCGACGAAGCCCTTGACGCCGCCGGTGAACGCGAATTTCTCCTCCTTCCCCGTGCGCTGGTCGATGAGGAAGATCTTCAGCCCGCTGTTGAGGAACGCCAGCTCGCGCAGGCGCTTGGCCAGTATTTCGTAGTGATACTCGATGCGCCCGAAGATCTCCTTCGCCGGCAGAAAATGCACTTCCGTGCCGCGGCGCTCGGTCTTGCCGGTGACCTTGAGGGGAGCCACGGTATCGCCCAGGCGAAACTCCATCTGGTGGTGCTTGCCGTCGCGCCGGATCGAGAGCCGCAGCCACTCCGACAGCGCGTTCACCACCGACACCCCGACGCCGTGGAGCCCGCCGGCGATCTTGTAGGAATTGTTGTCGAATTTTCCGCCGGCGTGGAGCTCGGTCATCACTACCTCCGCGCTCGAGCGGCCTGCCTCATCCTCCGGGTGCTTCTCGGTCGGGATGCCGCGGCCGTTGTCGGCCACGCTCACCGAGTTGTCCGGGTGTATGGTGACCGTGATCTCGTCGCAGTACCCCGCCAGCGCCTCGTCCACCGCGTTGTCCACCACCTCGAACACCATATGGTGGAGACCGGTGCCGTCGCTGGTGTCCCCGATATACATCCCGGGGCGCTTGCGCACCGCCTCAAGGCCCTTGAGGACCTTGATGCTGCTCGCATCGTAGTCGTCGGCTGTCCGCTGCTGCTCTTTTTCGCTTTCCTGTGTCGCCATCCTTCGCCCTCAAATGCGCATCGGCATGACCACGTAGCGGAACTCGACGTTGTCCGGCACCGTGACCAGCATGCTGCTGTTGGCATCCCCGAACGAGCATTCGACCGTCTCGCTGTGCACGTTGTTCAGCACGTCCAGGATGTAGGTTATGTTGAAACCGATGTCGAGCGCGTCTCCGCCATACGCAACCTCCAGCTCCTCCTGGGCCTCCTCCTGCTCGTTGTTGGTGCAGGAAATGCGCAGGCTGTTGGCCGACACCATCCAGCGCACGCCGCGGAACTTTTCGTTGGACAGGATCGCCGCCCGCTGCAGCGACTGCAGGAGCTCCTGCCGCTTGATGGAGAAGCGCTTCTGGTAGTTCGTCGGCACGACCCGCGTGTAATCCGGGAACTTGCCGTCGATGATCTTGGTGGTGAGGACCGTATTACCGAAGGTGAACCGCACCAGGCTCGCGAAGATCTCGATCGCGACCGCGTCATCGCTGTCCCCGAGCAGGCGGCTCAGTTCCAGCACCGCCTTGCGCGGGAGAATCACCTCGCGCCGCTCCTGCTGCTGCCCGAGAGGCCGCGCGGCGTAGCTCAGCCGGTGGCCATCGGTGGCAATCACCTTGACCTGCGCCCCTTCCAGCACCAGGAGCAGCCCGTTGAGATAGTAGCGTATGTCCTGCTGCGCCATCGCATACTGCACCAGCAGCAGCAATTCCCGCAGCGCCCTCTGCGGCATGCTCACCTTCGCCTGCGCCGCATCCGGGTTCGCCATCGCCGGGAAATCCGCCACCGGCAAGGTCTGCAGGTTGAAGCGGCTCTTGCCGGAGCGCACCTGGAGACGGTTGTTCTGCACTTCGAGCGCCGCCTCGGTTCCCTCCGGCAACGCCCGCAGGATTTCCTGAAGCTTGCGGGCCGACACCGTGAGGCCCGCATCCTCCCCGGAACTCTTCTCGAGGTCCGTGCGCGTTGCCACCTGGATCTCGAGGTCCGTCGCCATCATCAGCAGACTGTCCTGCTTGCGCTCGATGAGGACGTTCGAGAGGATCGGCAGCGTATGGCGCTTTTCCACGATGCCGGTTACTGCCTGCAGCGGCTTGAGCAAGGCGTCGCGTTCGAGTTGAACGAGCTTCATATGCTATGTATGGGATTTATATACTTAACTACCCGGTGCCTTCGGCGTTCTCAAGGACACCTGTTCTACTACCAATTCCCCCGTGCTTTTCTGGTAATCGTTGTTGAACAAATGACCGACAGCCTTCACGTGCACCAGTGAACCGGGCTTGAACGCCGATAGCCCGGCGCGAAGAAACCCCTTCACTATCTCCGGCGCAGATTCTTCGCCAATAATCTGGTTAGCGTCTTCTCTTTCCGCGACAAACTCGAAATTGAAACTCATTTCATTCTCACTTTCCCGTTAGGTAGTTAACTATGTAATTCCCATTTATTTATCCATTGTCATCAGCCACCGGAGAGATTGTCTCTCCGGTGGGTCGACTGCAACTCGAAGCCGCTTATCCGAGCTGCTCGAACGTGACGCCCCACGACCAGGCGCCCGCCGGCGATACCGCCACCGGCACGTGCAGCCCGAAGCCCGAGGCCGCGCTCGCGTTGAGCACGATCACGTCCTTCGGCGTCGGCACCCACAGCCAGCCGTTCAGCACGTTGAACGTGTCGTGGTAGATGATGGTTTTCGACCCCGCGCCTTCCGCCGAGGCGTTGGTGCCGCTCGTGCCCGCCGCGCCACCCGTGCCGCCGGTGATGACCGACACCGGATCGGATAGCGTGTGCGGGACCGGCGTGGCCGAGGTCAGCGTCGGGAACGCCGTGACCTGCGTGTTGAGCTGGATCCTCTGCTGCGCGCTGGTCGCGTTGACCGACTGCCCCGCCCAGGCCCGCAGGAACGCGAGCGAGCGCGAGACGCCGGGGTTGACGAACGCCAATGTGCAGGCCGCCGCCGTCGGGGTGATGCCGCCTACCGAAACGCTGTATTGCATCGACATGAATGTCTCCTTGTCGTGAAAACCAAGGAGGCATTTGCCGGGCGGGGCCGCAAACGTCGCGGCGCGGTCAGGCGCGTGCTTGGCGAGTCGTTAAAAAAATTACTTCTGCTTTTGAGCCTCCAGCCACTTTTCCCATGCGCTGATCACGCCCTTCATCAGCCGGATCAGCGTTTCGTGGAAGGTAATCGTCGCGGGGTTCATCACACGAACGTTGTCCCCGTCCACCGCTTCCATCCGGCCTCGGTGAAAATCCTCACCCGGCCGGCCCGGCGCTCGATGCGGCTCGCGATCTCGCCGGTCTCCACGCCGTTCCGCAGCACGTTGAACGCGAACTCCCCGCGCGGCGCGGCGCCGTAGCGAAACCCCAGGCACCACAGATCCCCGCACTCGTCCGTGATCGTCAGCGCCGGCGGCGAGCTCACGTAGCTCTCGGTGACGTGCGTCTGCGGCCCACGCCGGACCATGTAGTCGATACCGTTCATCTCAACCCAATCGGCACCAGGCCAATCATGCGGCGTGCGGCGGGAGGGGGGAAAATCTGGCCGCTGCCACCGCCACCCTCGCCCGGCAGCGTGCCCTCCGCTGTCTGGAACGCGCCGATGTCCATCTGCGAGCGGTCCCTGAAAATCCCGCGGTAGTCTCGGAACACCGGCAGCGCCCCGTTGCCCCCACCAACCGCGTAACCTGCTGGCATCAGGTCGCCGTCTGCAACCGTTCGGTTTATGGCGTCGACGAACGGGTCGTTGTTGAGCATCTGCGCCGCGCTTGAATTGTTTGATCCTTCAGTGACGGTGTTGCCGCTTCCCGGCGTTAACAGGTCGACGGTCGAAATCCCAAAACCTGGCCTTGCATACGCAAGATTGTTGTCAACAATCGAGCCGTCTACGGTGCTCCCTGAAAACACGATTGGGAGGAAGCCGTTCATCCCGGTGCCTGAGGCCAGCACATATGAATTGTTGTAGAGCCACAGATTCCGGCACCAGGGATCATTGGTGTAGAAGGAAGTTTCCTCAGTGAGGATTTGCATGCATCGCGCGTTCGCGTTCACTGAGTTGGTGGCATCAACGATACAGTTGCGTTTCGTCACCCGCGTCCCCGACAACCTGAACCCCGGTTCGCCAGCGTCGACGGGGCCGCTCAGGTCGGCCCAGTGGTATTCACGCTCAATGATGACATCTGAGAGATACGCTTCGCCGTTGGAGGGTGGCCCCATCTGCATCCCGATGTAGGTGTTCGTCGGGATTTCGTTGTCCGAAACTATCGAGAGGCTGGTCCCCGGAGGAGTTCCTGGCTGCGGCACCACCGGCGTCCGAAGCGTAAGCATTTCCTTTCCAGGGCTCGTCTGGGAGAGAGCGATCTTGTTGTGTTGGAACATCGATTTCCGCCAGTATCCGATCCGCGCGGTGTGCTCTGGATCGGTCCCGCCAAGCGTCTCCGTGTCCTCTATCAAGCAGCCAAGCACCGCTGACTTGTGCCCCCACAGGAACACGCCGAGGTCGGTCGTGAACCTCTGGAGGATGCACTCGGAGATGCACATCTGGTCGTTGAGCGTGGAGCCACCACCGTCAACCCCGATGCCGCCGCCGTCGTCGTGCCCGTAAATGTCATGAAGCAGAATATCCGTGCTCTTGGGATTCACGAACCATAGGCATTGCCCGGTGCCAGCCTGCTGCTCTCCATCCAGATCAAGACCGCGAACGCGACCATCGGTCGCCCCTTGAAACTGAATCGTCCGCAGTCCTCCGGTAGTTTTCTGAACGATGGCGCGACCGCTCCCAAAACCGCAAAGCTCCCACGGGCCGGTCGTAGTGGTTATCGTAGATGCCGCGCTCGCGTCGAATACTTGACCGCCCGCGAACCGCAAGCTGCGATTGGCCGCCTGGTAGGTTGTTTTGATGCTGTCGAAATCTCCGCTCGTCACCCTGACGTGCGTGGCGTCCTCGGCGGGTGCTCCGGTGAATGCCCCGCTCGGGTCGAAATAATAGAAGTCGTCAAACCCGTTCGCCCCTTCCGGGTCGTAAACCGTGATGTCAAACGTCTGCGTTTCAGTCGTGACGCCATCGGTCACGGTCAGCGTAGCGGTGAAAGGCACGTCGCCGCCGCCTTCTGCAATGCTGTAAACGTGTCCCGCCACCGCTCCATAGGCGATGTTCTTGTTCCGCAGGTAGGGATTGCCATAAGCAAAATTCCCGGCGCTTGGATCACCGAAATTCCACGAGAAGTCGAGTTCGTGGAACGGGTTTGCAACACCATCGGCCGTCGTGTCGGTCGCATCGAAATGCACGTAGAGAGGACCGATGCCAGTCGTGCGGTGTGCGCTGGCTGTTATGGTGATCGCCATTTATCAATCGAATTAGGTCAACGTCGCCACCATGACCGAAAGCGCCCCCCCACCAGTGGGAGGCCAATCATCGGCGTACTGCCCCACCACGTGTTCGCCGTCGCCGATCTCCTTGGCGGCGGCTATGAAGCTCAAACCCCGTGCAATGTTGCCGGTGCCGACCTCGGTTTCAGCGCCCCAGTTCACCCCGTCGTCAGTGCTGCGCTTGTAATACATCTTCATTGCGGTTGCGTAGGTCTCGCTCCCATCCGACTTGCCAAAATAATAGACATTGTGGTCACCACTGGCGTCGATGGACACCGCGCACACGGCCTGGTCGTCAACGGAATTCAACACCACATTCGTGCGCTCCGTGATGGAAGCGGCGCCATTGATGTCGAAAAACCGCAGGTCTGCGTTCAGCGTATCCGCGTTCGACCACGCGGCAACGAACAAATGGCCGTCTGAGTCCCGCACCGCCCCGGAAAATTGCGAAGCGACGGTATTGCCGCTGATGTCAGCGAAGCCTCCGTCTGCGATGATGGCGGTCTCCGCCGATACTCCAGTCCAGTTGTTCGCGGAGTCGTCAAAGGTCTTGAGGCTCAGCCCCAACGCACTGCGGTCGTTGAACACGCAGTCGATGTCGGCGGAGTCTGCGTAGTTGCCGGGAAACAGCGAATACCAATCGGTGACGCCTTCATGAATGCCGTTATCCTTGATGGTGAAGGCGGTCACAGGAAAATCATCCGACTTGTAGAATCCGGTCTCGGTCCCGGCATCAATGTCAAAAGCGACGTAGATGCGATTTGCGCGGGATTTGGTGATGGCAAGACAGGTATTTTGCGCCTGGGTCGCTGACGCTCCAGTGAACACCGTGCGCTCGGTGCCCAGCGTATCCCCGCTGGTGTCTAGGCTGCGGTACAGAACCACGGCCGAATCGAAATAGGCCACATGGATCAGCGTGCCGCTGTCACCTGGCGTCCACTTGTCAAACCAGACTGCAACGCCTCCCAGCGTCCCGGTTTTCACCATGACCGGCAACCCCCACGTAACCCCGGAATCCGAACTCTTCATGTAATAGAGGTCTTGTCCTGTCTCTAGGACGAAAAACAAATACCAGACCCCGGCCGCGGTCCGCACGATGTGGTTGTTTCGCCCGCAGTATCGTGTGGATTGATGGATTCGAGGAACCGCCAAAACCATCTTCAATTCGCGGCAGTATGTCTTGAGCTGATCGGCGGTGATCTTCACGTTGCCGGCGGCCTGAACCCCCCCCCCGACCTCGGTTCCGCCCAGCGCGCTCGCGGCGCTCAATTCACTGATTTTCAGATTCGCCATACATATGCTCTATGCGTTAACGAACGTCCGCAATTGATTGGTGGTCACCTTCACGGTAACGCCCCCCTGCACGAAGGCCCACTCCTCAGCCCCGGTTAATGCGGCAGCCGCGGAGAAAGCCGAAATATCAGCACTGCCCCCCGACTCCATCAATAGCTGATCTCCATTTTCCTGGAGCAGCACATCCGCGCTTGCTTCCAAACCGATAGCCGAGCCACCGCCAGCGGCAACCCCGGGCGCAAACGGCCGCGACATCCGCAACGGGGTGTAGTAGGTCGAGGGGTCGTCCATTACGAGTTCGCCGCTTTGCCGTTTCCGCGAGGAGCCGGAACGGAGTTGAAGTTGTACTCGACGCGGATGCCTTGCCCGGGCTGCAGCTTCTCGATGCGCTGGATCGCGACCGCCATCTGATACTTCTCCAGCACCGCCTGGATCTCCGCGCTGCACAGCCGGGCGCGCAGCTCCGTGTCGGTCTGCTCGGCCAGTTCCTTCGTCCGCGCTTCCACCGCGTGGTTGTTGTGCCCGTTCATTTTTTCCTCACTAGTTCTTCACAAACCCGCCCCGCCGCGGCGCGGGCTTGACCACCGTCTCGCGCGGCGCGGAGCTCGATCCGGTCATGCTGCCGTCCGCCACGACGGCCTTGTTCTTGATCTCGACCGGCGCACCGGCCGGCCGCGCCCAGCCGGCGGGGACGACAATCGCAGCCAGGTAGTCGGACAACTCGCGCTGCGTGCCGGCGGTGAATTGCTCGGTGAAGCGCCCGTCCTGACTGCCGGGAAAATCCCGCAATATTTCGTAGAGCGCCATGGCGTTATTCCTTCGTCCCGGTGTGCTGCTTCGAGATGGGCGCCGAGTGATCGTAGAGACGCTCGATCTCCGCGGCCGTCGGCAGCTTTTCACGCTCCTTGAATTCCAGCTTCAGCTTGCCGTCCTCCTGAATTTTGAAGCCCACGTCCAGCGTGTCGTAGCCGTAGAGCCTCGAAGACCTCGGATACATCGAGTCCATCAGGGTCGTCGTCTTCGGCAAATTGATCTTGATGCCGCGCGCGTGCGCCTGCCCGAGCCAGAATTCGACGCACGCCCTGCCCTTCTCCGCGTCGTGCACGTTCGGATAGGTGAAGTCCATTCCGAAAACGCTGATGATCGCCGCCCCGGTGTGAATGGCGAAGGCGATGGCGTAAGGGGCCGTCGTGTTGAAATAATCGTGCCCCAGGTGGTTCAGCACCTCCTCGAGCGGAAACTCGACCAGCGCCGGATAGGCCGGGTGCGCGCGGCTGGTGACGACCGGACATTTTGCGGTCTTCAGCCACTTCAGCATTGCCGCGATGTTCGATGCCGGCGCCGCGGCGGCGCGGATCTCCTGGATCCGCACGTCGTCCATGTGAAAGATCAGGTCGCAGGCGAACACGTCGCCCAGCGCGTTGATCGCCCACACCTCGTCGCAGAACTTCGACCGGCCGCCGAGGCGCTTGGTGATGTCGAGATACTGATCCAGGCTCGGCCCGAGCCCGAGGATGGCGATGTGCTTCCCATGCGCGGCCTCGTCGGGTATCGCCTCGCGCTCCGCCACCGCGACCAGCGTCCGGCCGTCCACGCGCGGCTCGACTTCGGACTGGTCGCCTTCCTGCCCGTGCCACTCGGTCACGCACCAGCCGCACTCCTGCAGCAGCGCCTTGAAGTCGTATTTCGTGTAGTGCCGGTGGTGAAACTCCGTCACGACGCCCGGCGCCATCTCGTAGGGCATCACGTCCTCGTTCGGCACGCTGGCAATCAGCAGCGGCGCCGATACCCGCAGCGCCTTCAGCAGCGGGCGCGGGTCTTGAAGGTGCTCGATGGTCTCGAAGCAGACCGCGGCATCGTATTCGCCGAGCTCACCGGGGGCATTGCCATTGGCAATCTCGAACCTAATGCTGCTGTTGCCGACGTCGTAGTGAGCCTTCGCGTAGGCAATCGCCTCGGCGTCAATGTCGAATCCTGCGGCGTAGTGCCCGGTATTTGCCAGCACCCGCGTTCCATACCCGACCCCGCACGCGAAGTCGATCACTCGGCTGCCCTTAGGCACCACGCGCGACGCAAACTCATACCGCGCTACGTGATCGCGCCGGATGCCGTCCAGCGTCGGTGCTACCTGCCGTTCGCCCTCTTTCATCTACCTTCTCCTCATCCAAAAAGGTGCTGCCGCGTTCCACGGCGCCGCGCGGGATGAGCACGCGGCCGATTTCCTTGTGGCCGGTTACGGGTTGGTCGTCGGCGCGTTGTACGGGCTGTGCAGCAGGATCGTGATGCCCATGGTCCCGACCGAGGTCGTCCCGGTCTTCACCAGATCGCCGGAAACGTAACGCTTGTTGCCCTTGTAGCCCACGCGCTTGGTGACTTCCTTCGTGGTGCCCGCGGTGCGCGGGGTCGCAGCCGGAAGACTCGCCAGCGCTTCGGTGCCGAGTAGGTCAGCGTCAGCGACGCTAGTCATCGTGCCGGTAACATCGCCTTCCTTCACCACCAGGGTTACGATCGAGCCCGTGGTGGTGACAGCGCCGTAGGATGTCATGATTTCCACGCCGCCGTAGCCCTGGCGGTCCTTCACCAGGCCGGTGACGGTGCCGTTCGCGCCGATCGCCACGGGGACGATCCCCATCAGGGTACGGCAGTTGTCGTGCAGATCTTTAATGGTCATGGTGCTGTCCTCTCAAAAAGATTTGATTGGTGGACGTTGCAAATGAAAAGGCCCGCCGGAGCGGGCCTTGGTTCTCGTTATCCTGCGCTCAGACGCCGGTGATGAACGCCATCAGCTTGATGGCCTCGTAGTTCACGATGCCGCCGCCGAACCTGCGGCGGAAGTTGAACTTCGTCTGGCCTTTGGCCGTGATGTTGTCGCGGATCAGCGTGGTGCCGGAGCGGAGGACGATCTTGTAGCCGCGCTTGAAGTTCCCGAACGCGAGGGAATACGACCCCGCGCCCAGCGCCGGCATGTTGTCGTCCACCGTGACGGGCGAGCCGAGGAAGCGTCCGCCGAAGCCGCCGGCTGGATCGGGGTTCCACAGGTAGTAAGCCCCGCTGCCGTCCTTCATCTGGCGCATCACGCCGAGCGTGGTGTCGTTGGTGAGCCAGTTCGCGCCGGACCGGTACTGCGATTTCAGCGCATGCTGCAGATCGATCACGCGGTCCGAGGGCGCGATGGACATGAACGCGGCGGACTTGCCGGAACGGATGTAGCCGATGCTGCCCCAGGCGTAGGAGCCGTTGTGCACGTTGGTATAGGCCGTGATGCCGCGCGCCTTGCCGACGCCGTTGCCGGTAATGTATTCCGCGTTGGCGCCTTCCGTGAACCCGATCGCGGCTTCCTCGGCCAGGTCGGCCTCGAGGTCGATGCGCGAGTCTTCGAGGGTCTCGTTGAAAACCCACGGCTCGACTTCCGCCGGGAAAACCTCGATCGCCACCTTGGCGTACTTCGGCTCGGTCGTCTCGCCGCCGGTTGCACCTTCGGCTACGCGCCGCATCGCCATGCCGGAGGTCTTGACCAGCTTCTCCCACTTGGCCGTGCCGATGGTGATCGTATCCGCAAGCGGAGCGAGCCCGCCCATCGTTCCCGCGACGCTATCGATGGCCTGGTCCATCTCGGGCACGACGAGGTATCCGCCGTCCGGGTCGGAGCCGGTGTTCATCGCTTTGCGGCCGAGTTCATCGAGCCCTTCGGTGCGGCCCTTGCGCAGATACAAGTTGAACGCCTTGCGGTATTCGGCCTGCTCGGGCGTGACCTCCTTGTCGTCCTTGCCGGGGAGCGGACGGCCTGCTTTCTTCTCGACCTCGGTCATCTGCTTGCCGATGGCCGCGATCTCCGTGTTGATCTTCTCGACCTTCTCGGTCAGGTCGGCGGGCGCGTAGCCCTTGGCCTCGATGGCCTTCAGGCGCTCGTCGTTCGCCTTCTTGAATGCTTCCCACGCCTTGCCCTGGTCTTCGATCAGGGTGGCGAGATCCTTGAGTTCCATGATGTGTCCTTTCAGGTTGATGGATAGAGCACCGTGCCTCTGCGCTTGAGCGCTTCAGCAACCCGCTGCATGCCCTCATCGTCAGCGTCCTGCTTGACAAGGAAGGATTTGAAGCCCTCTTTCATGATCAAGCGGGCCTCGGAACGGGTGAACCCAGCGTCCTGCGTGAGTAGCCGTTCAAATTCTCTCTCGGACAAAATCTTACGTTCGTTTTCCTTCGCGCCGGTCGCCAGCGCGAGTGATTTGCTGTGCGGAAATATCTCCGACAACGCCTTGATTGCAGTCAGGACGTTCCCGGCCATCATTCGCGGATCCATCGGCGTGACCGTAAGCGAGTCGCGCATCAGTGGCCATTCGATGATCTCGCCGCTGCTTTTTTTCCGCGGCGAGCCAGGGATTGCCTCACTCGACGACCCCACCACGCCCGCGTCGATCAGCTCGCTGATCAACTGAATGAATTTCGCCCTGCGGTTCAGCACCCGCTCGACGAAAATCCCGGTGTCGTCCACCTTCGCGGATTTCCAGTCGGCGATTCCGAGAACGTTGTTCTGTGAATTGCCCGCCCTTTCTGCGTCGCGCCCATGCTCAAAATCGACGTAGAGCACGCCCAGGTCGGTGTAGTTGCTGTCGAAATGCGTCTTTTTCGTGAAGAATTCTCCGGTCAAATCCTTCCCGCCGAACAGCACCATGTAATTGCCTACCCGCAATTCCGTGTCGCTCTGTGATATTGCCTTGAGTTCGTTCACGCTGGCGCTCCTTCTGATTTGTCGGTCGCGCGGCGGCCGACGATATTCGTCGGTACCCGCAGCCTGTCGCTGGCCGGATCCGGGTCGGGGTTGAGGTCGAGCAGCGCGCGGCCCTCGTTCGGCCACATGACGCCGCCGTTGACGTAGCCGAGAATCACGTCCTTCTGCGTTTCGATCGAGCCGCGCAGCAGCCCGGCGTCGATGAAGTTGGTGTAGTAGCCGTCGGCACGCTCCTCCTTGGTGAGCAGGTTCACGTCCGCGGATTGCTCGATGCGCGCGTAATGCGGCGACAGGCAGTGCACGACGTGGGCGAGGAACATCTGCTCGGCGCTGGCGTAGGTGGTGTTCTTCGATTCCGCCCCGACCATGATCGGGTTCACCAGCGCGAAGCGGCAGATTTCCTCGACCTGGTTGCGCCGCGTCTCGAGCGTCTGCGCATCGACTCCGGTCATGCTGTGCTGGAGCCACTTCGCGTTGCGGTCCATCACCATCGGGCTGCCGGCGTTCTCGATGCCGGTGTGGTTGTCCTCGATCCACTTCTTCAGCGACTTGTACTGATCTTCCTTCAGCGTGCCTTCGACCGAGTAGGTCCCCGACGCGCGGACGCCGTTTTTCTGCATCCGCCCCTGCTGTTCCTCGGTCGCCATCGCCAGGCCGATGGCTTCGCGGGCGAGTTGCACGGCCTCCAGGCCCATCCAGCCGTTCCACGAGGGGCCGCGCAGGTGCCAGATCGCATTGGCCGGGAACGGTTGCGTCTTGCCGTCCTGCCCGCGAACTTCGTAGGTCAGCGTCCAGTCGTCCGCGCGCTTCACCGTGACGCAGCCGGGCTCGAACGGGATCAGTTCCATGACCCCGGCGCGGTTCGACCGGTTGACGAATGAGAACGCATTGCCGCATAGAACCATGTGCATCGCGAGCATTTCGCGGTATTCGAAGCTGGTTTGCCACTCGTTGGGGCGGCATTTGAGCAGCTCGTACAGCGGATGCTTCACGGCCGGAAGCCGCGTCTTGCCGTCCTCGCTTTGCCGCATGACTTTGAACGGAACTTGCGCGATTCCGTTGGCGATCACGCGCAGGCAGGCAAACACGGCCGACACTTCGATCGCGGTCTTGACGTTGACGACCTTGCCGGTGGCCGAGGTGCGCCGCCCCAGCATGTCCTTGAAAACGTCGTAGGTGCTGAGAGACTTGCGCGCGAAAGCGTCGGCCAGAAATGCCATTTACGCCGCCGCCAGTTTCAGACCGGCCACGATCGCCAGCGCGCCAGCCACGATATAACCCGCCGGCTGATAAGCAAGCCAGGCTCCATAGGACACGCCTGCGGCCCCGGCCACCAGCAGGACATCGGGAAGGACCTTCGCGATCCGTTCAAGCGGCGGCATCAGCGTTTTCCTTGGCGGTCTTCCAGACGTTTTCCCAGAATGAGCTCTCGCCCGACACCTTCTGTCCAGGACCGATCGCCATGATCGTCGCGACGGTGCCGTCCATCCTGCCCGTGACGCGGTCTTTCGCCGGCTTCTTGTTGCCCGCCGGATCTTCCACCACGATGGCGTTGGCCATGTTCCACGTCAGCACCGGGTTGCCGGGATGCACGAGCCGGCCGTTGAGCAGCAGCCGCTCGAATTCATCCCATGCCGGCCCCATGTCCTTGAAGCCCTGGCCGAACGGGATCAGCGGCAGCTCAATCCCCTCCTCGACCATCAGCATCTTGAGGTCTTCGATCCGCCACCGGTCATACGCGATGCTGATGACTTCGAACTGGGCCACTATCTCCGCCATGCGGCGGATGACGGCGAGCTTGTTGATCGCCCTCCCCGGATGCGTCTCGATATACCCCGCGTCGCGCCACACGAGATAGGGCACGCGGTCTTTTTCGGCCTTGTCCGCGAGGCCGTCTCCCGGCAGCCAGAAATACGGCACCAGGGCCCACGGTTCGCTTTCGTCGCGCGGCTCGAAGGCCAGCACCAGCGCGGTCAGGTCGGTGGTGCTCGACAGGTCCAGACCAGCCCGGCACCGGCGGCCGAGAAATTCCTTGATCGTGTAATCGCGCCGCGCGGACATCCATACATGCGATGAAATCGCCGGGCTGTCGGCTTCGGTCCAGATGCAAAAATTCAGCCGCTTGACCAGCGATTCCTTCGCCGGCATCCCGCGCGCCGATTTGACCTGGCCGCGCAAGTAACCCAGCCCGGGCAGCGCCGGCAGGCTCGGGTTCGTCTTCAGCCAGCACTTCTCGTCCGAGAACGGATCGTCTTTCTCGTCGAGCGCACAGACGTAACCAAAAAACTCGTCGTCGGTGAGCATGCCGCTGCACACCTGGCACGCATACTCGTGGTAGTTCCAGCAGACGCTGGTCTTGCCGCTCCCGGCGTTGGTGATCGTGAAGAGGAGAGGCTGCTCGCGTCCCTTGAATCCGGCGATCAACATCTCGATCATCGAGGCGTCGCGATGTTCGTGCAGCTCGTCAACCAGGGCAACGTGCGGCCGTGGGCCGGATTTCTTCTCGTCCGAGCTGATCGGCCGAAAAAAGGACATCGTCTTGTTGTAGGCGATGTTAGACTCGCGCCCGACCGCCCCGCTTATATGGCAGCGACTATTCAGATCCGTGGAATACCGGACCATCGCCACCGCGTCGCGGAACAGGATCTCCGCCTGGTCCTTCTTCGTCGCCCCGCTGTAAATTTCTGCTCTGGATTCCTTGTCGGCGGTCAATCCCTTGATGCCGATGCCCGCGGCCAGAGGCGTTTTCCCGGAACCCTTCCCGGTCTCGACATAGACTTTGCGAAAACGCCGCGTGCCGGCGACTTTCTTCCAACCGTAGATGCTACCGACGATGAAGCATTCCCAGTCCAGCAGATGAAAGACGTGGCCTTCGAATTGCCCGCCGTTCAGCCGCAATACGTCCGGGTAAAAATCAATCGCTTTTTCCGCTTCGTCCCTGTCCCATTTCAGCCCGCGCGCCGCGCCATCTTTTAAATCCCGCAAGTGGCGAGCGCACGCATCGCGCACATGCGGACCGGCGATGATTCGCTTGGCTACAATCTTCCGCGCATATGCAGTCGTGCGGTCAATCGAAATGGCGCGCCGCAGGGTTCGCGGGGATTTCGTCTCCGGTTTGCGGGTTGGCATCGGGGAACAATGGCATTTGAGGAGTCAGGCGGCCGGTGAATCCAGTGCGCGCGCTCGGGGTCATGCCAAATTCGACCGCCGATTTATGCATACCTTCCGACGCCCGGTTACTGATCTGCAGCCACACCCCGATCTGCCGATAGCCGGATGGCGTGCACTCTATTAGCGCCGCCTCCTGGAGTTCTTTGAGCTTTAATTCAGCGTGCACCCAGCGCGCCCAGTGCTGGCAGTAAAGAGCGAACTCTGCACGGTCGAGCGCCGTGATCAACCCCAGGCGAATCATTTCAGGCCCAAGCCGCGTCCACTCGGCCTTGGCTTCCGGCATCAAGTGCTCCGGCGGATCCGGCAGCACGACGTCCGGCTTGATCTCGTCCCGGAGATCCCTATCGGATTTCTTCGATGGGTTGCCGTTGAGCCGATGCACGTTCGCCGGCATCTGCGCGGGGCCAGGTTTCATTTTCATTCCTCTTCGCAATCGTTACCGTGCCCAGGGGGTATACCCCCCTGCTCTATCTCCCGCTTTTACACGGAGTGA